CATCTTTGTTTGTATCAACTATATAAATATATGCATATTTCATTAACTTAAGAAATGTCTGATGTAGTGAACAATAAACAGTCATATCCTCAGCAATACCGCTATTAAAATATGTACATAAATATTCTATTCTGTTTAATGTATCTTGTATAACTAATTTTAATGTTTGTTCATTATATTTAGATTTTTCATCATATATCTGTTGTCTAATAAGACAGGCATAACGTTTTCTTTCTTCTTCACTAATTTTTAATTTTTCTTCAGCTTCTTCAACACTAAAATCTTCAACTAAATCTATATCTATTTTTTCTATAATTTTCATCAAATCCCTATGTTCTATAAATTCATTTAAAATTAGCCTCATAGGGTCCAATAATTCTTCAGCATATAACTTTGCTAAGTCTGCAGCCTTACTAATTTTTCTATGTCTTTTTTCTGATTCATATTGTCTAATGGCATATATTAATGTAAAAATAATCCCTATACTAGATATAAGAGATAATAAAATTTCAGAAATTAAATATACTTTATTCAACACTTCTGTGTTATAATTCACAAAATTACAAATCATAAAAACAAATATAATTATCACAAAAATAAACACAAGACAGTATAAAAGTTTATTCTTTAATAAAAATTTTTCTAATTTATTTTTAAATTTCCCTAAAATAATAACACTTCCTTTATATATAATATAGCGTATATTATCATATCATCATATATTTTGCAATATTAAAATAAAAATTTTTAAGGGGTGCAGCCAAAGCCACACCCCAAACCTATTGAGTATTTATTTTACACTTACACTAATTAACTTAGTCTCCTTGTCGTAGTCTATATTTAAAATATCAGACAAACCCCTAATCTTAATGTAAGTGTAGCCGTCTTTGTTTATAGCATCTACAGTCTTAATTTTTCTGTTGATTTTTATATTTTGCTTCACTACTTTTTCCTCCTCGTAATTAATATCGCATAATTTAATACAATGTGTCCATTTCTGCTTAGACATTGGATAGTGCACCATATTTCTTGCAGAACCGTCCATAGCATAATAATAGCCTTTTGTGTTACTTACAACCCCAATGTGTCCTTGCATCCACAGTGCCCAACCAACATATTTGTTCCAATTTTTGTTCAACTCAGCTATGCTTATAGAACATAATGCTGTATCTTTGTAATTACTGCTACTTCTAGCAATACCTGTGTAGGATGATATTAAGCCACTACAATCGCAGCAAAGTTTTCCTGCCTTATTTAAGTCACTATTCCAGACACAACCTTTACCATACATATTTTGTAATGCTTTTATTTGGTTATATGTAAGTACTTGCATTTTTGCTCCATAGACATATTTAACATTATTACTTAATGCTTGCTTACAATGTTCTAATAATCCCTGAACTGTTTTAGCCATATTATCACTCCTTACTGTTACTATCTCTAAGCTGTAATAATACATTTTTTAACTGTTCCGGTACAGGTGTCATAACTGCTACATTTTCTAACAAACTTAAACCCTCGTTACATATGAAAAATGTAATGACAACTTCTCGTAATGGAATATTGCCACCTATTACATTGTTTACAATAACAGCAGTTGCAACTACCAAATAAATTGTAATTTTCTTTAACAATCCCTTAAAGCATATTTCACTTGACAATGTCCTTGTGTAGACAGCCTTTATAATTCCAGTTATAAAATCAATAATTGTTAATCCCAAAAGTGCATAAATAAGTACATCTAAGCCACCAAAAATAAAAGAGAGTAAGCCACCGCCTACTCCCACAACAACAGATGTAATATTAAAAATCTTTTCCATTTTACTCTACCTCCTTCACTTCATCGTTACTATCATCACTCGCACTGTCATAACTATTTACAACAGAAGCTGTATTTGTTGTGGTATAAGTAATGTTACTATCTTGCCCATAATTATATACAGCCTGCCCTTTGTTTTGCACGGTGATATTAATTTTCGTTGCTCCAATGTTGCCACCAACCACAATGCTCATATTACCTTTAATCCTTGTAAAATCTATGTGTCTACCTGTGTATGTACTACCCCAAAAAGTATTATCTTTAATTCTTATTTGAGTCATATCTGTTAAACTGTTAGGATTATCAACCGTTATCACGCCGCTTGCCTTTCCGTCAACACCTATGCAAGCAGTCATATCATTTAAGTCAAATAAACAGCTTGAAATTTCAACATCAGATATAATTTGGCTCTTGATAGAATAAAACTCTATCAAAGGATAACTACTTGATACTTTAAGAGCGGTAGAATTTCGTTTAAGCTGCATATCTTTAATTCGTACATAATTATGTTTAATAGAAAAAATATAGCCACCAGTTGTATTTATAAGCTGTGTCGCTCCACCAGACCCCTCTATTGTTACAGGTTTTTCAAGCACTAACGGTGCTGTTACGTAATAAGTACCAGCTATAAGATGTATTATACTGCCTATTGGTGCAGCATTGATTAAGTTTTGTAACTTTGCTGTATCATCTGCATCTGTAGAACTACACACCACATCTGCATAATGCTTATTGTCGCTGTCCCTTGCAGCAACAACATAACAATACTTAGATAAATTAGTCAACTTCTCTTGTTCTGTTTTGTTCATAAATACATAATCAGTACCATTTGTAGTAATGTTGCTTATACTGTGCGTATGGCTAGTGTTAGCTTTGCCCGCAAGTGCCGTATATACTCCACCACTTGTAACAAGATTTGTATCTCCAATTTTTGGAGAAGTCACAACACCCTTTGTTGCTGCTGTACCAAGATTGATTATGTCGCTAACATTATGGGTATGGCTATTGTCAGACTTGTGACTTAATGCTGTATATACTGCCTCGCTTGTTACAAGGTCAGTAATGCCTGCTGTTACAGAAGTTGTAACATCTTTAACAGCAGCACCCCCTAGCCCTAAATTAATCCTAGCTTGTCTTGCTGTTGTAGCTCCTGTTCCGCCGCTGGCAATAGAAAGCGTGCCTGTTATTGTGCTGTGGGTATGTCCCACATCAGCTTTGTTATTCAACAAGTCAACAACAGAATCGCTACCGATTTTAAGTTCTGCATCGGCTTTTATAGTGCTTGCATTAATTGTAGTAGCTGTTAATTTAGGCACCTTAATTCTTGCATTTTCCCCTCTGCATACTACTTGTTCCCCGTATAAATCAACATAGTTACTGCCGTTCTTATCTATTCTAGCAACAATGCCTGCATCAGGCTCTACAGGAACTAGCTTTCCTGTAACATTGTTGCTGTACGCACCTACGATTAACTTTCTGCTGTTATCATCTGTGCCGGCACTACCATCTATTGTTATAGCACCTGTTGCTTCATTAAAATGCAGTGCTTTATCATACCCACTAAGTTCAATGTCCCCAGTTTTAGTTTTTAAGCTGTCTACAACATATATAGTACCTCCTGTTAGTTTGTCTGCGTGCAAATCAGGAAATTCAGCTCTACCATTAGCTAACACTCTAGCTATAGTAGTGTCTGCAGATATATCATCTTCTGTTAAGTTGCTACCACTTTGGCAAGGGTCAGTCTCCACAAAGTTAATACCGCCCTTAACAATTATAGAATTGTCGGTCCTAATGTGCATGCCGTCTATATCAGCATATTTCTTGCCTGTGTTGTCTGTATAACTAGGCGTTGTAACCTTGCCTAAGCTCTTGTTTATAATGTCTAATTCATTTTTTACAGCGTTTGAAATAGGCTTATTTAAGTCACTTGTATTGTTTACATTTCCTAAACCAATCTGTGATTTAGTAACTTTATGGGGATTACTTGTGCTATCAACGTGAGATTTTAATTTTGTCTGTAATTCCGTTATACACTTTTGTACCTTGTTCCAAAACCAGTTAAAAACTGTCGCTGGTGGCTTATATCCACCTGTAAACCCTTTCTCTTTTAATTCATCTGTCGGCTCTATACCTTCATTTTTCCATTCCGGAATTTTATTATTAAAGTCTAATGCCATTTTTGCACCTCCTAAATTGGTAAAATTGGTTCATTCTCATCACTACTTAAATATCCTAGATAACCACCATCATTTCCACCTTCAACATCACAAAATCCTTTAGTTTTACTATAATCATTTTCGCTGTCAGCAAATTCAAAAGTGCCTTCCAAAGATAGACTATCCATTCTTATACATATAGGCAAAAGTGTTTTTATAATCTGTGTAACTTGTTTAACTGTCATGCCTGAAGTATTTAGTATATCGAGTGGTAGAGTTATCATTTTGATTTGACAAGGATTATCTGTTTCTTCGATATGTACTTTTTCAGCAGAACAACCAAATGTCAAGCACAGGCTTCTTAATGTGCTAGGATATGAGCCATTGCTTAGTATACGCATTGCTTTAGCTTTTATCATAAGCAAGTATTGCTCATCACTAGCTAGCCCTCGAGCTTGTCCCACTCTGTCACCATATCTATCTAAAGTTTTTCCTTTTGCATTATCCAAATCTAATATTTCATAAATTTCATACAAATCTTCCAGATGTTTTTCGATAGATAGTCTACTAATTTCAAGAATTTTATAATTATTACTACCTTTACTTTTTTCAAAGGCATCGGGTAGATTTTTAACCAAGTTATCATTATTAAAATCAATCATTAGCCTACCACCTCGACTGTTACACTGTTACAACTTACAACTTCCCATTCTTTTGCTGTAATATTTTTAGAACTAAAACTTTCTCCAACTTTCGCCAATTTCAATTCCGTAACTTCATCAACACCAACTACAGCATGTATTTTGCCATATAAAGATGTTAAAATTACACTTTCACCTACACCTAATCCGTTTATGTATGTTGTTAAATTGTTTTCTATATCTTCTGTTCCGATACTACCTTCATACGACGGGTCTACTCTTATTTTAACTAATACATTAACTGCAATCTTTTTTGTGTGACTAAAATTTATAATGTGCTTATATCCACCGTCATCAATAACAGTTTCTGTTGTATCTCCAAAAGTTTTTATTCCTATAGGCTTTTTATTGTAGATTGTTTCTGCAATTTCAGCATGATAATTTTCTCCACCATTTACAAAACACTCAAATGAAAAGGCTGGTCTACCATCGTTGTCAGTTTCTGTTGTATCATTAATGATTACACCAGCGCTTGTTACTGTTGGCACTCTCATTAGTGCTGACTTTATTGCAGATTCCGTACAAGCTCCAGCTCCTTCTCGTGCCAATTCAAATCTTTTCCTTAGTTCGTAATCTGTTTCATCATCTGTGCCTAAACTTACAAGCTCTATTCCTTGTACCCCGATTATATCAGCGACTGGATTAACTACTTTGTTAATTGTTTCTATCTCTACATTGCCTGATGTACCAGTTTGAGTGCACCATACATTTATTGTACATTCACCATTAACAATCTCTACATCGGCAGTATTGTAGAAGTTTATACCTGATGTAGTACCTACAAGAAAGCCGACAGGTACTATGTAACCGTCTGTGCCATTTACCTTTACATTGTAGATAGCTGATGTAGCAGGATTTCGTGATATTCCTACAAAAGTACATAACCTATCAAGACTTACACCACTTGCTGTATTTGGAAAAATTGAGTAGTAAATATACTCTGCTTCCTCCTCAGCTTCAGCTAAGTCAAAAGCATTTATCCTTATAAATTTACCCAAAGGAGTTAATTCAGAGGTGTCTATATCTTCTCCAAACAATTCCTTAGCTTTTTGAATTTTTTTATTCACAATTTCATCATAAGTTAGTCTTTCAAAACCTTTTGATGTTAAAGGCATAATAACCACCTCCTAGTATTCATTACTTCCAGATACTACATTGTCACTAGAATTTTTTGCAGTAAAGCTTATCGTAAGTTTTCTGTTTTTACTATCAAAATCACAAGTAAACATTTCTAAAACAAAAGAGCTGTCAACTTGTTGCAGCCCTTGAATTATCTCGTTTCTTATTATATTTTCGTCTTTCTTTTTGCCTAAAAAGTTATTAAAATCAATACCTTCATCAATATTTAAAAACCATTCTGTCTTATTAGTACCTAAGACAGTTTTAACGGTCTGATTTATAAGGTCCACACCATCAATCATTTTGATTTTATTTTTTTCGATAATTACATCGCCGTTATTATCTAAAGCAAAACCTTTCATATATAATCACCTCACACATACTCTACAGCTGAAACACCCATAATAACAACGCTATCACTTAGGCTGTGATGTCTACCCGTATTCGATAAAGCCATATTACCATTTCTGGCCTCTGTAATATCTCTTTCACATACACCACAATAAACAGTATCTCCGGCTTTTAATTCACTTTGAGAAATTGTAACTTTTTGCGTTGCTTTATCAACTTTGTAAACATATTTATAAGGACATAAAATAGGTACATCTGTTAACACTGCTGTACGCTGTGCCTTTTCTCCGTATACTTTATACATAATAAGAGGTTGTATAGTTGCTATGTTAAAGTTTATTCCAACAATTTTACCAATAAAGTTTGTGTGATTATCCATAATTCTTTGGTCTATCATACTATTTATTGTTCTTTGAAAACTGCTTGTATCTATAGTAAACACCTCCTACCAAAGTCTACCGTAGCCAACAAGGTGACCACCATAACTTATATCTGTTTCTTTTACTCCGCCGTCTTTATAACAATGTAGCATTTTGTTACCACTTGTATAAATGCCAATGTGATTTCCCTTAGTACCATTATTGAAGAATATAATATCTCCTTTTTGTCTGTTTTCAGCCGCAACTTTCGTGCTCATATTGTAAAGCTCTTGTGCAGTTGCGTATCCAGTAACCTTACTCTGTACACCACTTTCTGTAAAGGCCTTTACAACAAAATGCGAGCAATCCAAACCTTTTGAAGTGTTTCCTCCTTCTTTGTAAGGAGTACCTTTATATTTCTTTCCTGTAGAAATTACTTTTTTGGCTTTATCTTCTGTAGTTTTTGCTGTTTTGTTATTTTTCTCTTTTTCTTCTTTGTAAGATGTAATGTTCCCAATAGCTTCAAAAGAAGTAGTAGCTTCTCCGTCAGAGTAGTTATGTTCTCCTTTTCGTACTCGGAAAGCACCTTTTGTTTCCCTGCTACTTAAATTTACTATTGCAGCAGTAGTGATTCTGTGTTGTAAAAGCATTTTAACTTTATAACCGTCTATTGCATCTACATAATCTTCTGCATTAATTTCTTCTGTGTAATATTCAGGACTTCCTATTAAGCCAGTATCTTCATTAACAGTAAAATTTATATTATCACCATCTTTAATATATCTGGCATATATACGACCTTTATTGGTATATACAGATACGCCACATACCTCAGCATATTTTTTAATTTCTTCTCTCAAACAACCGTCAACAGTAACACTGCTTGTATAGGTCCAATCTCTCCTCATATTAAATACAGCTATAGGAATTTTTAACTTTGAAATTAGGTCTTTTAATATTGTACTTGCCTTTGTATTTTCCTTATATGTTACATTTGTAATGGTTTCTGTACCAACGCAATCCCAACAGGTTATAGTTGTTACTTTGTCAACATCTTCATATCCCGTTTTAACATTGTCTATAAAACCACTAAAAATAACACCTGTATCACCTTTGTACCCTGCTTCAATAGTGATTGCAGCATTTCTTTTTAGGTTATTTATAGTGTTACTTGAAAGATTATATACTGTAATATCAACCTCTTTTGCTTCTAAATTATCGTCAAAAGGTACCGTAAATTCAAAATCTATTTCATCAGATTTTAAAGTTACATTTCCACTTTTTATTACAGCTTTTGACCCAAACATTCCATTTGGAATATCTTCATAGCTTTTCAAATTGTTTAAACCAACTTCTATGGCCTTAACAAGATGTGAGCGTCTATCTGTAATATTTTCACTTTTTACTAACCTACTTCTATTCAATACTATCACTTCCGTTATCAATCAAAAGAAAAACCGTTTCATTAAAATTTTCACTTGTTACTGTACATTTTTCGTTACTCTCGTCATATGGTACAATTCTAATAACAGGGTATTTACCACTTACATAAATATCCTTAAATAATGGTACTCCGTAGACAATAGGTTCACCTGAACATATCAGTTCTCTATCTTTCGTAAGGCTTAAAGTAAACATATCAGCAAATTCATTGTAATTAACACCTATTTCGAATATTTCTCCACCAAGTGTTATGTCAAAACTGTAAGGTATCAAATTTTTGTTGATTTCAATTCTGTCTTTTTTCACAGCTACTTCTTTTCCTCCTTGCTGCCATATAACCATGTAGCTTTAACACCATATTGTGTAATGTTGTTTTTATCCTTTTCCTTGTAGCCCATAAGTAATTTTGCACCAATTTTTAAAGTCTTTGCGTCACCTTTTCTCGTAAATGCAGTAGGGTTATTGTCTATAACCCATTTTACTGTACTTCCAAGTTCTTTATAGTTTTTATTTACAAGCGTCCAAACATTATCACCTTTTTTTACTGTGTGATATACAGCATTTCCAGTTCCTTTACTAACCTGCTGTGTCCCAGCTTTTTCACTAGCTTTTGTTTTTCCACTTTCCTTGTTTGTGCTATAAGAATTTTGTGCAATTCTTACTTCTTTTAACTCCATATCAAAATCCAACCCACCTGTATTAGTATTTGGGTGGGTTGAATTGAAGGTCTGTATTTGCATGTTTTTAAGGATATTTCTACCACTATAGGCTATAAGCGAACCTTTATTTTCTAGTTCGTAAATTTTAGCTAAAGCCTCATGAGATTTTAATGTGTCTGTATCAACTATCTTACCTGATATAGATAAGGTAACAGGTTCTCTTTTAACATTATCGGTTATATCTATACCTTTTTCACAAGGATGGTCCGTGGATTTAATATTTCTACCAACCTTTTCATCTATAACATGTATCCATATATTATTTAAAAGTGCCATATTACCACTCCCTTATAGGCTTGTTTCTATTACCAAAATCATTCATAAATTCTTCGAATGCTTCTTTTACAGCTTTCTTTGTACTTCTAGCTGTTTGTCTACTATTATCTCCACCATTTACTGTTATGTTAAAATTACAAACATATGTGTTGTCGGAATTGTTTGTGCTTCCTAAAGTAGGAGAGTTTTCAGGAGTATACGCACCTAATATACTGCCTGTTTTTTGCCATAAACCTAAAGCTCTGCCACGCTTGTTTTGTGTAAGAGGTATTGCCATTTCTGCTCCTGCTTCACCAAAGATACTAGGCTTTGTAGCTATACCACCGTTAGCATATCCATGACCTTGATATGCCTTTGCTAATGAGCCGTATCGTGACACGGCATATCTGACAGAAGCAAGTATATTACTTAGTGGGTCATAGATATTTTTATTAAATCCCGGTCTTGCGTAAGCATTAAATGTTGGGTCAATAACCTGCATTAAGCCCTTAGAAGGAGTACCTTTTTTTGCGTTACTGTCCCACAGATTTATAGCTTTTGGATTACCACCACTTTCAGTTTGCATTTGATACAATGTTCTTTTAACATTTGCATCGCTATACTGATCTTCCATTTTTAAAGCCTTTATTACTGTTGACCTCCATTGTTCTACGCCTGCCGCCGGATTATAATTTGCTAAGCTTAAAGCTCCAAATTCATCAAACATCTTCTTGACCCAGTTTGTCATTTCTCCACCTACGGTAGATACAAGTCCTTTTCCTATATTTAACATAGTACCTTTTAAGCCGTTATAATTAACATACTTTTGTGTCACTGCACTAACCAAACCACCAGCATTATCCATATAATCCCATATATCAATGTTGCCTTTGGCATATCTAAATGTCGGATTTTTTCTACCCATTACCTGTGCAGTATTTTCAGCAGATAAAACTTTCATACCAACAGGGGCGTTAGGTATAAATACATTTTTACCTTTTGGAATAAATGTATTACCATTAGGCATTTGCACTAATTCAGCACCCCTGCCGTCGTTTACAAGAGCATTACCGCCTTTATGGCCATCTGTACCTTTTGCGTATGGAGTCCAACTTGTTAATCTCTTTGAAGAACCTAATTCCTGTAAAATCCAATTTGCACCACTAAGCAATTTGTTTACTGGAACAGCAGAGGCTATAACTGCTTTTTTCCATATTTCAACTAAAGCAGTTGATAAACTTTCCCCTGAACTTCTTAAAGCATCTCCCATTTTTCTAGGCAATTCAGATACTTTTTGTACTATCTCGTCTATATTTTTATTTACTAAAGTTGTTATAGACTCTATACCACTTGCACTTTTAAGAGAGTTGAACAAACTTTCAATTCTACCAAAATCACTGATACTAGAAATACTACTATAAAGCTTTGCTACAGCTTCGCCAAAGGTAGGTAAGTTTCTTGAAAGTCCACTTAAATCGTTTTCACCTGTAAACCACTGTAACACGCCACCGGTATTTGGGATAGCCTTACCCATACTGCCTAATGCACTGAATAAATTTTCTATTTTGGTTGTATCTGATATTCCTGAAATAGATTTATAAAATAAAGACATAGCATTACCGAACTTAGGTAAATTATTGCTTAGTCCATCAAAATCCTTTTCTCCGGCGAACCACTGAAAAACTCCACCTGTATTTGGAACATTTCCTATATCTTTTAAAGACTGAAATAATAATTTAGCATTACTAAACCCATTAGCTGGTAATCCTGAAACGATTGCAAAAAAGCCAACCGAATTATATGCAAAATCCGTTAATGCTGTGCCTAACTCACTAAGATGTATACCACCTGTAAATTTACTAATAAGACTATTTCCAGCTAGTTCCAACACAAAGCCACCTATTGCTGTAAAGAAACTGCCTATACTCTTAACATCTACACCCTTAAACATAGATAAAGCCGGTTTTAATGAAAGCACAAAAGCTGTAAGGTTTATCCCTATAGCTGGTAATGAATTTGTAACGCCTTCGCCAACTCCACCAGCTAAAGAGCCAATCATTTTGCCCACTTGCTTAAATATATTTGCTAAAGTGTCTCCTCCTGATGACATAAAATCATCAAAGCCAGGGATTTTGGATAATGCCCCAAAAGCAGTAATAATACCAGTTACTCCAGTAAGCACTAGAGCTATATTAGCAAGTCCTAATAATACAACAGGAATAGGTATAGTTCCAACAATACCTGCAAATACTGATAAGACAGAGCCAACAGTTCCTAGTACACCAATCATAGCTGTAAATTCCAACATCTTTTTTATACCAAAGTCAGTAGATGAAGAAATTGTTCCTACAACTAAATACAAAGCAGACATACCAGCTATCATTATTGCCATATTAGCCAATCCTTTGACAACTGTTAATACGGGAATGTTCCCAACTATACCTGATAAGCCTGCTAAAGCCGTTCCTACTACACCAAGAATTGTTATAGCACTTGCAACCTTAATTAAAGACCTCATATCAGATAAATTCGCAATATATGGGGATACAGCCATTACAGCTGTTGTTATAAGTGTAAATCCACCAACGATAATTGCTATATTGGCCATACCTTTCAAGACAGTTTTGACATTTGCTTTAGCTATATTTTTTAGTGGGTTTGTAATGTTACTTACTTCTTCATCTGATTTTGAGAAAAGACCAGCAACACTTTTCAGTCCCACAATAAGAGGTTTTACAGCTTTAAAGGCGACTAAGCCACCCAGTAAATAAGGTATTACTTTTGCTATTACATTGGCGTTTTTAATAAATTTTTCTCCAAATTTACTAAGTGATGGTATTTGTGTACCAAATGTTTCTACAACTGCTTTTCCTATCTGTTTTACTACGCCAGGTAATTCTCTTTTCAAAACTCCGATAATTACTGGCGTTGACTTTATTAATCCAGTAATTAAAGATGTTGCAGCATCTAATAACGGGGGTAATAAAGTACTTACTAAGCCAGGCAATTCAGCTTCTACATAAGGAGCAAGTCCAGTTATCAGACTGCCCACGCCTTTCAATCCCTTTTCTATAGCCGGCATTACATTATCGCCGAAAGTTTTAGCACTTTCTACAAGATAGCCCAAACATTGGTCAAAACTATCACCACCGACAACAAGACTTGTCATGAGATTGCCCCATGCAGACTGCATAGAAGCAAAAGAACCTTGTATAGTTGTACTTGCTTCTTTTGATGTTGTGCCTGTAATATCTAAGCTATCTTGAATAGCATGTATTGCCAATATAATATTGCCAAAACTCCTATCATTGGCTTTTACAGTTTTATCTATTTTAGAGGCATCTTTTATAAGGCGTTTCATTTCCTCTTGTGTACCACCATAACCCAGTTTTAAGTTATCAAGCATTGTATAGTTCTGTTTTGCAAAACCCTGATAAGCATTTTGAATACTCTCCATGTCAGTACCCATTTTGTTTGCATTATCTGACATATCTACTATTGCCTTATCAGCATAAGATGCAGCTTTTTTAGTATCGCCACTTAAACTCGCAATCAAACTGGCTGAAAATCCAGTTACTGTTTCCATATAGTCATTGGCAGAAAGTCCAGCTGTTTTAAAAGCCTTATTAGAATTGTTTAAAACTTCTTTTTGAGCAGACATTAAACTTTCATACTTCTTTTTAACAGCAGTTGTACTCTTCCCTGTACTTTTTGCGTAATCCTCTATTGAACGACCACCTGCCCCAAACAAAGTTTCTACACCACCAATAAGCTGTTCAGTATCTGAATAAGCTCTAACTGATAACCCAACTAATGTAGCAACGCCTGTTGCAGCAGCACCCACACCGGCGGCAGTTGTCTTTACTGCCGTTTTTGCTACAGTACCTGCAACTGACCCTACCTTTTTAAGTCCGGCTGTTACTTTGTTAAAACTTGTGTTGCTTATATCTTTAAATGAATTTTTCAGTTTATCTGCTTCATCTGTTGTATCGCCTACACTTTTTTTAACTTGTTCAGTCTGTTTTCTAGTTTTATTTAAACCATCATCGTTGCCTAAATCTTCAAACTGCTTTTTTAAACCGTCTACATCTGATGTTACTCCTCCAAATTTCTTTTTGAGGTTTTCGATATCTTGTGTTATTTTTGTGAGAGATGATAATATATCCTTACTGTCGATGCTTATTTCAATCACATCTTGTCTTATTACTTCTTTTGCCAAACTCTCACCTTCCTTTATTTCTTAAATTTCTGGTTATCTTGCTTAATCTTAAAATCAAGTGCCACATTTGCCATTTCAATTTCCAACGGTGACATCTTATAAAAAACAGTATTGTAATCAAGCCCAGAAAACACTAATCTATAAAGTGGCCAATCATCTCTTACTCTTTGTGTCAGTTGAGCCTTCGTCAGATTCTTCTTGAAAAGTACCGTTATTAACTTCTCCTAAGAAAGCAATAACTTCATCTAATTCCTTTGCATCTTCAAAGTCATCTAATGTTTTCTTAGGTGTAACAAGTACATTTTCTAATAAATACTCTGCAATCTTACGCATACTTGTTGTCTGTGTGCCGTCAATGTAAGTTCTATCTACAGCATCATATCTACTGCCAAAGCCATTAAACTGTGCTGTGTATTCTGTGCCATTAATCTTCTTAGTTACCTGTGTAAATTTCTTCATAATATAAATCCTCCTAAATTCTTATATTAAAAAAGGGAACACTAAATGTCCCCTCTTATCAAATACTTATAATGTTCTTTCTGTTGTTAAATCAAAAATCTGGAATTCAAATTCAACATCTTCGGCTTCATTACCCCTAGATATTTCAGGGTAGTTTTTAATATTAGCCATAGTACCACCGGACCTTTCTCCCAATGATTTATTTGTGTACCAAAACGGAAATGGGTCAGACTGCTTTGCTAAAGACATCAACATTGAAAACTGTGGACTTGTCACCTGCACAGTTAATGTTGCACTACCTAAAGAATTATTTATTTCACTTTTTACAACATCACCCTGTGCTCCTACTGAAGTAGAAAAGAATTCCTCATCTTTTTCAACAGACAACATATCTTCACCAAAGCCTGTAATATTAACGCCATTTACTGTTACTGTTGTGTCTTTAGCATTATATTTTGCAAATAACATAACTTTGCACCTCCTAGATATTAATTGTACCGTTTACTGTTACTGAATGTATAGCTCCGGCTAAATCAAATGTAAATTTACCTTCCATATACTGTCTTTTTTCTCTATCACTAGCTTTAGTATCAGTTCTTCTTGCAAAATTAACAGTATATGAAGCCTTGCCGTTATCATCTTCGGCAATTATTCCGTTATTAAAAGCATCCTGTAAAACATTAGCCACAATACTTTCTAACAACGCAATACCATTATTGTCATAAGGTATCTTATCGTTAATAATTAATGCTTGCTGTAACTGGTATTCAATCTGCGTAACAATCCAATCCTTAGCGTCAAGAATATCGATGTATTCTCCATTTACGAGTTTACCTTCTGATGTTACATCATAGCCTGCTTTATGAACATAAGCATTACAGCCATAGCTATGGTATTCTGTTAACTGTGCTTTTGTAACCTCTGTGTCAGCAAGCATACCTTTTAATGTCTGATTTTTATATGTAAAGCTACCTACTGCCTTATTGTTTGTCTTTGCTACTAAAGCTGCTGCTACATTGTTGTAGGTATCATCATTTTTTCTTACAGCAAATACAAATGTGCGTTCTAAGTCCTTAATCGCTGGGTAAACCTCTCTCTTGTATCGAGAATAATCTAAACCAGAGCTCCCTACACTATCAATAGCAGTTATAATGCCCAATACCTTCTTAGCCCCACAATTTTCAATCTTCTTTGCAAGTTCCGAAATCTTATCATCCTCGCCAATTTCGATTAAATATCTCCAATCACAAGATAAATAGTCAGTTATTTTATCAATTGCACAGGATAGCAAGCCTATCTTCTCCGGTGGATTATCCTGCATAAATACCTTTTCTACGGACTCAAGCATAATATAACCCTTGTCGGATATGTATAACTGCTCTATTGCATAGATATGCAATGTTCCACCTACATCACTTGTGCTACAAAGTGTAAGTATTTCGCTAGAAGAAACACTTTCGGCGTTAAGAATAACATATTCAGCCTCATCGCCTGTTACAATGTAGCTATCTATGACATTGCCACTACTGTCTTTAAGCATTACCGTTACTTCTTTGCCCTTTGTAGAGCCTACACAAGCTACACCAATGTTAGCATGTCCACTCTCCAGCTTTATATTTATACCGTTGTTATCAGTAATTGCCTTTACTCTCAAGGGATAAGAAACCCCATTAATTGTCTTATTATTGCTTTCAATATCGTATGTGTTAGCTGTGAAAGTGTAATTGGTATTAAGAGCATTTAAAGTAGCCTTTGGTGTTGTTTTATTAGGTGTTAAAGTTTTAAATGTTAGAGACGCTCTAGCCTTCATCAGTCCACCTTCGTTATCAGTTTTTGAAATTATTTTCTTAGCTTCATCATAGCTATATGCCTCTGCATAAGGCAACGGCTTACCCCATTCACCACTGGAGCTATCTGGTCTAGCATACAAGCAAATTCCACCAAAAGCTGCAGGATTTACTACATCTTCGACAGATATATCAACCGTTACATCACTAATACTATTTGCCATTTTCTGGTCCTCCTTTTATTTGTAAATTTTCAATTTCCCCTATCCTTTCAATAGGGTTATTAACTTCCATCATAATCCAAAATACCACATCGAAACCGTTTTTGTATTCATATTCGATACTTATCAAATTATCTCTATTGGTTATTTCTCCTACCCGTTTAACAATTACGTCATTGTCATTTAGATAGCAAGTCCCTGTGTGACATAAAAATTCCCTTGCCTTACTTGCAAGGGCTATACTCTCACTATAGTTATCTGATTGTACTGTTATGCTCCAAGTCTGATTTATTGGTATTCTGTCTATATCGTCTAAATACTCTCCCCAAGTACCGTTATTAGCACTTTCAAGAGTAGTTATATTGTATGATACATATGGGTAATCCGGCGGTTCTGCATTTTGATTACCTCTTATAACAGGTACATTAAGATAATCTTTTAATCCTTTTACAACCGTTTCCCTTAATTTATCGTACATTATTAGCCCTCCTTAGCAAAAGCACTAATATATTTTAAAGTGTATTGGTATACTCCTGTAAACTCGGCATTTTCAACTTGATTTTCTACTCTATATACCGAACCCTTATGTATAACTTTAGTTTCTGTTAAAGGCAAAGGTTCAAAGACAAACAGGTATTTATCCATAGAAGTCAATGTTCCAGTAGACTGATATATTTTGTTGTCACCTATGCTTATAATTGCACCTGTAAGTTCTTTTTCTTCTTCTGCGTGTACTTCATCACCTTTGCTGTCATATGTTGTAGCAGAGCTTGAAATCACCCTAAAAGAAGTGCTGTACTTATTAATTAAAGAAACAAAATCAAAATACATTAATCGTCCACCTTCCAAGTAATTCCTCTTATCATCTGTCCTGTGTCAACAAGAGGGTTACTACTACCTTTATTTTCTCTAGTTACTCTTGAATTTGCCGGACTGTTTAAATTTCTAGCAAAAGTTTTAATTTTACTAGACAACCTTTGCCCGATATTATCTAAATATTCTCTTTCACTCATTTCTCCAGTAGCAACTTTTTTAAGCAATATATCTGAATATTTATTAATTTCTTTTACATTTTCGTCAAACCCAGCCCTTAAAAAACTTCGCTCAGGTATCTTAACTGATTTAGTAAGCCAATATAATAATTCAATTTCACCTTTTCGACCATCTCTTGCAAGGAATTTTTCTCCACTTTTAGCCTGTACAAAAAATAGGTTGTCAAATTCACCTGCTTTTTTTCCTATAGACTTAGGACTTATCGGTATTGTTAAATACTGTGCCTTTTTAGCCCTTATATCACAGCCGTATTCGTGGATTCTAGCAAGCCAAGCATTTTCACTGTCAAATACGCCTACTTGAACCTTTTTCCCGTTTAATGATTCAAAAGTCTTTATCATATCAGGAATTTTGTCTTTAACGGTTTTTATTTTTATTCCTTTTGACATATTATCGCCACCTATCTCCAGCACTAACAAAAGAAACAGCTGTTTTCATCGAATCACCAAAAATATCATTAGCTACATCATATATAAGACCACTTGTATCAGTATTAAATGATTGGGACAAAGAACCAATGCTTTCGCTTGCAATTCCAGGTCTAAGCCCCATTATATCAACATACTTTGTAACAAAAAGTCTTACATTAGCTGGTATTTTTTCCGGGTCATCAATTTTGAAGGTAATCTTTGTATTCTTTAATACCCACAACAAAGCACTTTCTACTAATATGCAAGTTTTGTCTGTTATTGGTTCTATGCCTAACTTAAGCTTCTTTACCATATCAGAGGTAATCATATTAATTCACCTCAGTTTTAGGCTTAGTTCTCCTTTTGCTAACCTTTTCAGCAGTTGTACTTTCGTCTGTTGAATCTTCTGCCTTTTCATCTGTTTCAGCAGTTGTACTTTCGTCTGTTGAATCTTCTGCCTTTTCTATTTTTTCGGCAACGGGTACTTCCTCGCCGGCTCTGTAAAATTTACCATTGTATATAATTGCATTTTCAAATTTCATACTAGAACCTCCTTAGCATACTTCTAAGCCATAACATTCATCCATTCTTTCAAAAGAAGGGAGAACTATTTCAGAGGCTGTTGTCTTTGTCTGAACAGGGTCGTCTTTAATTGTTACTGAAACAGCAATACCAGTTTCAACAATACTTACATTTGCATCTGCCTTAGACTTTAAAGTCCTTTCCTCTGGTGTTGTACCAAACCAAGTTGAGCCCAAATCAGAAGCAGGCATTAACATTACAATGTTATCTGGATAAAAATTCTTCGCCTTGCCACTTTCATCCTTAAATTTCTTATTGTATACAGCAACGGACACATTAAGTTCTTCTTCAATATAGCTCTTAACTCTCGCAGATGTATAATTTACATTAGCTGTTGTGTTCTGTGCAAGTACGCCACTCTGTACTTTCTTACTAGCTTTAAGCTTGTTGAAAGTAGCCTTTGACATTAAAATAAGTGCTGGTCTGTCACCACTTTCTTCTTCCTGTGCGTCCATAGCATCTTCAAGATTTTTAATAGGGTCACAGGTTTCAGGTGCGTCCCACTTATCTGTTTCAGTTTCAATCTTTGCGTAGTGCTTAGATTTCCAGTCACCATTAGGGTCATAGTTGTATGTATAATCAACCCCATTAGCTGAAATTTCAATTCCGACCTTACCGTTAAGAGGGGCTAATAACTGCATTCTCATTCTTTCAGGCACAACCTTAGCACCGTCAATTAATGTCTGTGAATCATTAAAAATATTATTTAACACTTCAATAGCGTAAGGGTCATTACTATCTTCAACTCTTAATATTTCCTGTTCATCTTTTTCTTTAATTAACATACTTTCTCTAAAGAAAGGCATTTCGCTTTCATTTACTGTAACACCAACTCTATCTCTAAAGCGTGATGCACTGTCAAAGTTAGATGGTGCAAGAGAAATAGGTAAACCCTTGTGTCCCTTTACCCACTTTAAGTCTAAGCCAGCCTTTTTCTTAGACGGAAATAAACCTTCGCCCAAATATGGAATTGTATTACTACCAGCTTCAGAATAATTCAAGCCTATAGTTTCTGCATTATAAACATCACTTAATTTCATATGCTACCTCCTATAAAAATTTAATCATTGGATACTTACTTTCATCCTCTGGTGTAGAAGCTAATTTAGATTTTAAAACAAAACCATGCACCACTACAGCACCGTTAGGATTTTCGTTAATATAAACATCATTAAGTACAACACCAACATTTTCAACCAATGTACCTGCCTTAACCACACCATCGGTGGCAGACAATTCGGAACAATCGTAATTAATTGCTACGAAATGGTCATTAGCAAGAATGTTATTTTCTGTTGTAATAGTCTTACTTTCAAACTTCATTTTTCAAAACCTCCTTGTTTAGATGTAATGCTTCAAGATACTGTCACTCTTTTTCTTGAGTTCTGCCCTTTCCTTACCTAGCCCCTTAGCAAGTTCATTGCCTTTCTTATCTTCTGTATTGGTATTAGCATTGGCACTACCTGTATTCGGAATTCTTCCGGCAGACTTGAACTTTTCATTTACCTTGTTATCAACAAGTTTATTTACAAGTTCATTAAGAGCACTTACTTTGTTGTCGATTTCATCTGAATCTTTGCCAAGCACAAAGTCAACGATTTTAAGAGCTGTATCGCCACCATCATCAAGACCGGCTTTCTTAATAGCACTAATAGCATAATAACGGTTTTCCCTGTCTGCTATAGCTTGTTCTCTTTCAGCAAGTTCTCTGTCACGCTTTTCATCGTCATACTTTTTAAGCTCATCGGCAGTCATCTTGTCACGCTTCATCTTTTCAATCTCTTTTTCGAGACTCTTATTTTTCTTGCGTTCTTCTTCCATAGCCTTATCAAGCCTTGCTTTCAGTAAACGGTCTAAATCGTCAGTGTTGGGTTCTGTAGAGTTGTTATTACCCACATTAGGTTCCGTAGTCCCCTCACCACCAGCATTAGGCTCTGTAGCGTTTTTGGTACCTGTATTAGGTTCTGTAGTTTCCCCACCACCAGCACCACCTACACCGTTAGCCTCAAAACAAGGCCTAAATCTTTTAAACATTTGGTAAACCTCCTTGTAATAAATTTAAGCCTTTTTATGTCTTGCTCAGGACAATGAAAAAAGGAATAGGCTGTTACACCCATTCCCCTTGCTGACTAAATTCCTGACTATAGTTACCCTGCTACGCATTAAAAAAATAACAATTCTACTCTTGTAGCTTCAAACTCAATCAATCACACCTATTACTTACTTGATTTTTAGCAATAAGTTAAATTCTTTTAATATTTGTTATTCCTTTAGTGCGTTAAACTCAACCCATAGGAATCACCCTTTCTGTATAATTTAATTCACAACAAACGCTAAACCCTTACTTGTTTGTTAATGTGTTGCTTGCACAGTATAAAATATACCTTCGTGCCTCAGACAACTAAGTTTTTTATACAAAGTATACGGTTAGCAGAGCTAGTAGGAATCGAACCTACACTAAAGGAGTCAAAGTCCCCTGCCTTACCATTTGGCTATAGCCCTGTAATACTTACATTTAACTTTCAGACAACAAAAAAAGGACAGCTTTAAACTGTCCTAATCTGCTTGTTTATTGTGTTTGCTAACTTGTCTGTAACTTTTATTTGTCTTTATTTTTATCATCTTTAAGATTTTTATATACTCTGTAACCTGAACATGCAATCGAACAAGCAGCTACTAAAAATAAAATCATAGCACTAACTTCTTTAAGAATGTATAAATAAATTAAAAATGTCTGCATAATTTTTCTCTCCTTTACATTAAAAAAGCACCCTTGAACTTAATCAAAAGTGCTTAATATTTTCGAAAATAGATTTTAATATCATCATCTTCTTTTTCCCAAACCGCAAAGCAAACAAAATCATTCCATTTTGTTAAATCGCCTTTTTGTTTCCAAAGATTTTCAAATTCTTCAGCTTGTGACTTAGGTATAAGCCATCCGCTTAAATCCTCTCCCTCTAAATTATCTGTAAATAATTCTCTACCTTCTCCAGAATCCAAAAAAAATATTGAATTGCTTTTTGAAGCATTATTCTGAACAATATCCCAAAATCTTAAAAAACTATCAGTTTCCTTTGTTCTGAGCCCTCGCTCTCTTAACTCTTGCATTATTCACACCATCTTTCATTATAGTAACAAACTCTCCATTCGAAACAACAACTACATCATTTCCTTTAATATAAAAATTCACTACACCTTCCTGCCCTCTCCAATCACCTTCAGCAATTTCATCATAGTTACTCAAAATATCTTGTATTATATCAAGTACTTTTTCTCTATCTTCTTTTAATGCCGGATTAAGCTTAAAATCAGTTGTGTGTTTACCTAATTTTTTACCTAATTGTTTACTTGTTGATATTATAACATCATTTTCTTTTGTTGTAAATACAATATCGTTAGTAATATTTTGATTATCACTCTTTAACACAATTGTTTTACTTCTAAAATTTTTCTTATCTATAAAATTTACAAAATTAGGATCTAATATATCTTTTTTACCTTTATTATACGCCACAAAACTCTCAGCTATATACTCACTTTTGCTTGTATTTGCATATCCTGAAATTTTGGGTGCAAACTTTGACATATTTTTACCAATTAAGTTATTGGTTTCAGAATCCAATACTTGCCACTGGATATGATGTCCAAGTTCATGGGTAATGTAATCCTTTAAACTATTATCTCCAACAAGCGATTTTCCTACATTTTTATATATGCTAGCTAATTCTTTTTGATTATCACTCAGACTATCAATATTTTCAGTTACTAGTTTAAAAGCTTCTCTAGCTTTTTTGTTATATTTTTCTAATGTTTCAGCGTCTTTAAGGATATTTTTGTTTATAAATATACCTTTTTCTACAGGATTATAAGCAGCTATCGCATCAACTCCGCTTTTAAAAACTTTTTTACCTTGTAATGATGTTGGAGATATTGCTTTGATTCCATTTAATTTTGGCATATCATAAGTCAAAAATAATTCATGAAGAGTCTTGTTTATCTCATTTGCATGTTCCAAAGATAATCCTTTGTAAACTGCTTGATTTTTAAAGATAGGACTATAACCATCAGTAATAAATTTCTTAGCATAATCTTCGGCTTCTATTACTGTCTTAGCAGGAACAAATTTAGTATTAGATTCAGCGAGTTTATTGTTGGTGCTAGAAAATGGCTTACTCGATTTAACAAGTTTATTGTTACTAGCCTTTGCAAATTCCTCAACCGTCATCAGCTCATACTCAAGATAACATCTACACCCACAATCATTTCTAGCTGTACCACTACTTCCTGGACATTCTGCAAACAATCCCGGCTCTATCTCGAATTTATCTCCGACTTTTATTATTTTGCCTTCCATTTTTTGATGATTAGCTGTTGTGTGTGCGATTTTGGTTTTCCAACCTTTTGAGGTATGTATTCTAACCTGCGGTCTTACTTTTTGGTCTTTCATAGTTCGCCACACAGCTGTATATATAAGTCCACTATCTTCTAGCCCCTCTGACACATCTTTTGCACAATCCATTAGCCCGCTCTCTTGTACTCTATGGGTTTCTGTTCGAACTATATTGCAAGCCTTACCATAAAGTCCTCCAGAACCATTATCTCCACTTATAACCTTATTGATTTGCTTAGCCATAGTGTCATATCGTTCGCCAGTCATTAGCCCTATATTTAATTGTTGTTTAATAGCATATAAGGTTTCTTTTCTATGTTTTTCAAGTGTATCTGGAAGTGTCAAACCACTTATAGGGTTTTCTACTGCTCTTTTCATCACTTCAGGTCTTAAACTCAAACCCTTTAGATTTTTGACAAGCTCTGTATTATCAATAGACTTAGTGACTGCATCTACCATACCTGTATATACTGCGTTGTATGTATCTTGTACCGTGGCTTTAATAGTCTTGGATACTTTTGGAGTAATACCGTTAAGATGTTCATCAACCTCCTGCAAAAACTTAGCATATCTTGCTTTTTCCTGCAATATGGCAACACTCAAAATACCATCACTATCAGAATAAGCAGCGTATTCATTGCCGAGAAAACCGTTAAGGTCTTTCAAAAGCTCCTTATATATCTTTTTTACCTCTTTTTCTGTGTTCCCCTGACGGCTTTCCTCCACTCGCCTTAATTCAGATACATAATAATCAAGCGTTTTTTTATCAGTCATATAACCACCTTACTCGTCAATATCATCCAAACTTTCGATACCATTCTTTTCCTTTTCAATCATTTCCATAACATAATCTACATCATCTACGAAACTAAGCTGACTATATGCTACTTCCTTAGGTATTCCTGCACCAATTAAGGCTTGTACAGTTTGTGCTTCTGTAAGAGTGTCAAGAGGAAAGTTTCTTGTAAATTCCATTGTTATTTGCAATGGGTCAACGGTAATGTTCTTCTTCTCCCATATAGCACATAACAATTTCCACATATACTGTGCGGCGTCCATCATTTTAGCCTCGAACATACCACATTTTGTTTCAAGTCCGTGGAGCTTAAATTTAAGACTTATGCCACTTGCACTACCAAAACTATCATCATTCAGATTAGGAGTTTTTGAAAATCTGTAAATGTTATCTCTTAATCTGTCAAGGTGATGTTCGGTAAATCCATCGTTGATATTTTTAGTAAGAAACTCAACACTACCTTCTTTATTTGATGAACCAACAGGAGGTATTTTAATAGCACCGTTTCTTTGTGCTTCTCTTATTGTGTCGTTATCTACATTCAAATTTTTAAACACCATATAGGCGTGTACAAAACTTTCAACCTCATTGGAATTATCGGAAAGCACTTTATCATAATCATCAATAAGTGAAAGGACCTTTTCGGCATCTCCCATAAGTTCTTTGTTGTTTGCTATTCCTTGTAAAGGGCAATAATCGAACAGGTGTTCTCTTTTTTCTACAAATTCAAGTTTGCTTAAATAACCTTTGAATGTGTACACTTCTGTATTATCATAAAATTCAACTACCCATTTTTTTACTAAATTTTGTTCTTGCACTAAATAGTATCTAATAGCAAACTCAGGCTCTGATATGTCGGTACTTGATAATATAATTGTTTCATATCCGTGTACAGGCGTAACCCTTACATCGCCATTTGGGTCAATATAAAAAAGTCTGCCTGCATATCCATATATGCTAGCAAACTTTGTTGTTTCCATATCTACACCAAACATATTATTGAGGGTAACAAAATCTGTTACAGCCTTAGTTGCCCTATCAACAGCAACTTCACCACCAGTAACACTTTCTGCTTCTGCTCCCTTGCTATATCCATAGCTTATAGGTTCTCCTGCAAAATATCCCGTCTTAAAATCTACGATTTCGCTAAAAAAGTCATTGTTTATTCTATTATTTATCTGATTACCTTCTTTAAATGCTGGTCGCCTTTTGAAAATAGGCAACTCATCATCTAAAGTCATATACCTTCTATAAAGTTTTCTATTATATCGGCTATTAAAATAGTGCTTTTTAATTATCCTATACAATAACTCTAAGCTTAGTCCATTAGTTCTTAATTCTTCAAGTTCTGAAGTATAATCAGGATACAATTCAATACTTTTTCTATTCATCAAGTCACTTCCTTACAATCTTATGCTTGCCGTTACCTTGTTCTCTAACTGTAGTTGCTCTGTAGCGTATCTGAGAGCGTCCAATAAATGATTATCTTTATCCACTGGTTTAGCCATAGTGTTGCCGTATTTATCCTCTTGCCAATGGTACTGTTCTATTTCATTTTTGAAGTTTTGGCATTTGCTATGGATAACAATTTTGTGACCCTGTAGCCACCTTATACCTCTGTTAATGCTATCTGCACCTTTCATAGCTGGTACGGCTTTAACACCCTTACTTGCTAAAAAATCAATAGTTTTTGGTTCTGCACTGTCACAGGTAATATAATCATTACCAACAAACTCTCTTGCCACTTCTGACAATTCCTCATCGCTCATACCCGCCTGATACCATTCGTCGAACACATATATAATTTTTCTAGCTTTGTCATAATGTATTTTAATTAGTGCGTTTGGGTCAGAGGCATAGCCAAAGTCACAGCCCATATAAATATTATCAAAATGCTGTATCATATCTGACAAGTCAACACATTCCCAGTTTTTGAATATTACATTACCTAATACACCCCAGTTACCTAAGCTATATACATTGTAATAATATGGGTCCGTTTCATTTTCTAATCTATCCTTATCTTCAGGAGTAAGCATATCATTATCTTTGTATGTAGTCTTTAATATGCAAACATTATCGTCCTCATAGCTGTTCTTATTATCTTCCCAACCACTAAAGAACTTCTTATATATCCAATGACTTTTTAATATAGGATTAAAAGCCATTACAATGTATTTGTCGTTTCTGGATATACCTCTTAGTCGCTTTGTCAACTGCATATAAGCATCTTCTTTTATTTCTGTCGCTTCTTCGATAAATATTCTTTCAAGCACGCCCTTTGCAGGTGTAATAGACTTGACCTTTTCTACATCGTCAAGACCATTAAAAAGTATCTGACAACTGTTGTTAAGACAGGTAATAACCATATCAGATTTGTTAATTTTAAATAGGCTGTTCAAACCCATTTCAGTTATTGTCTTAACAATCTGATTATATGTACTGTTTCTTATGGTCTTTGCCACATTTCTACAGCACAACCAATTTACACCCTTTAAACAGTCTATAACGATTTTTTGACAAAGAAAAAAGCTCTTCCCACTTGAAGAGCCTCCAAAAAATATTTGTGTTGCTTGCTTTTTATCTAGCCAATCTATATATGTATCATTTATAGTAACATTTATATCCATATTATCACCCCAAGTAAAAAATGCACCTACAATGTGTAAGTGCATTTAATCAAATTAATCTAGGAACAACTTTTCTGTAAGGCTTTCGCACAAAAGCAATATATAATTAAATATTTTATAACAATTAAATACTTAATTTATATAAAACATATTGGTTCAAAGATACACCCTCTTTTTCAGCTTCAATACTTAATTTTTGATGTAAGCTTTTAGGTATTCTCACATTAAATTTTCCACTATAGCTATCTGCTGTCATAGGTTTTGGAACATTAAAACCATTTTCGAGCTTGGTTTCAATCCAGCCTTCCATAGCTTCTTTTAAATTATCATACAGTTCAACAATTGTATCGCCTGTACTTTGACAACCATCTAATTCAAGAACCCTGCCATAATAATAGTTACCAGTTTCATCTTCTATATAACTTGTAATAAAAGTATATGGAAGATTCAAATAATCCTTTATATTTTTCATTTTATTTTAAGGCAAACATTTTTTTGAACAGGGGATTAATTACTCCCCTATTCGGTCTAAAACATCCTTTATATAGGCTTTTTTTAAAGGGTTTTCTGACTTTATTGTTATTACGTCGCCAGTTTTATTAACATATTGTCTATGTGACCCCTTTTGCCTATCAAGTCTATAATCAAAAGCTGTCAGCACTTTATGTACTTCATCAATCCTTATGCCGTTCGGTTGATTTTTCATCTTTTGAATTATTTTATTTATGTTTGCCATTATCTCACCTCCACCTATATAGTACCACATATAGTACCATAAGTCAAGGGGTTTTTATAAATTTTTGAATATTTTTTATGATTTTGTACTGCATATATTAATATTTATAACCTTGTCATCGTCAGTAGTATTGACATTTTCAACCTTATCTCTCCATTTATCAGGTTTCCTATTTTTAAGCCAAAATATCTGTGCCGTTGTGTCGGGAGGTATTTCCTTTTCAAGTTCTATTATTTCCCCGTCTTTTGTCACTTTCTGTTCTTTGCTTACATAACCTAAAGCCCTTTTTAACAAAGCATTTTCAACCTGAATATCTACTACCTCTTTACCTCTTTTTAGGGTGTCACTTATGTCACCATACTTCTTCTTCCATTCTGCAAGAGTTTTTCTTGATATTCCCATATTGTGAGCAATTTGTTCATCTGTTAAACCATCTCTCGCCCAACCTTCAAGAAGCAATAGCCCTTCTGGCTCTAACCACTTCGCATATTTACCTTTTGCCACAACTTAACCACCACCTACTATCTTTCTATAACAAAAAAGAGAACACCTTTATAGGCTGTTCCCTTTACATAATACAATGTTTAAATTTTCATACTAGCATTATACTACAGTATAATAGGACATTACAAGGACATTTTAGGACATTTTTAAAAATTTTTTTCTAAAAGCTTCAAGAGCTTTTTCGTGTAGCCTAGTAATGTGTCTATAGCTTTTTTTGTATTCAACTGCTATTGTTTCAAAATTAGGATATTTCTTATACTCAATATATTTCTTGTGTAATATATCAATGTATATTGTGTTATCTAGCTGTTGTATCTGATTTATGATAACTTGCTTTAAATCGCAAAAATCGTCTATTTCTTTGTTTATCTCCTTATCTAAATCAATATATCTATCAGATTTTTTAAAACTATTATTATCTACACTACATATAACTTTTTCTTTTTCATAGTCTATTGCTTGTACATTAAACCTAATAGATTTTAAATCCTCTAACTGGAGTAATTTTTGGTCTATACACAAATCCATTTTCTCTACTTTTTGTAAATAAACTTTAGCTTCATTATCCATTTTAGCCCTCCTTGACAAACCTAAGCAACCCATTTATAATACTCTTGTACTTATCTGAATTGCTCTTCGGCTTGCTGGAGGGCTTTTTCTTGCTTAAATTTCATCGTGTCGGTTCAATCTAAAATTCTCCTTCTATATAAGGTTTATCCCAACACTTTTTGCAACCATTTAAGCATACTTCACACGAAACATTATTATCCAAATTCTTAACACAAGCATTAGGGTGACCGTTATTGTGCATTCGAGCATTAGGGTACATTTTTAGAAAATGCTCTGCTCTAGTTTCCACTTGATGTTCGTCAGACCATTTTTGTACGATTTTTATCGCTTCGTCAGGATACGTTCTTTCAAACTCTCCACATGGCAAGTTGGTCTTGTTGTTGTTATCACTAATCGGGCAATCTTTACAATCTATCTCACAATTCCCTGTCATCCTATTCTGCTCTTTAAGATAGTTTTCAGTATATCCGCAATCAACTTTCATTCTCATCACCCTCTAACTCAACCAACTTCTTCATGTACCAGTCAGCTTTTTTCATATCTTCTTCGCCATTTTTATATAAAGCTCTTTTTCGGTACTTCCAAACATTCAGTAAACAGAAATGCTTTACAGCTTCTCTACCAAACACTGTTACCATCTCATCTATGCACTCCATACCACCATTACAGTAATGTGCCGGGTGGTCTATATTGTTATTTTCCATAGCTATTCCTCCTTACACTCCCAAACATCGTTTTCTACAGGTTCTCCGGCAATATAATTAGGGTGTCTCATCAACACTTCATTTATCTTATATTCAAATTCATCAAGGTCTATTGTATTTCTTAATTCCTCAATGATTTTGTGAGCCCAACCATCACCTAATCTGTTTTCGTTTTCTACTTGTTCTAAAAAATCTTCTAGGAAAAAAGAAGCTGGAGAAATGATAGCAATGAAGATTTCACTCCAATTTCCTTTACAAAACAAATCTTGATTGTCAATATATTCTTTTTTAGTGACTACTTTGACATCTGGAACTATACTTTTTAAGTCACTAAAAACTTCTATGTACAATAGCGTTTCATCGCTTAACTCACTTAATTTCTTCATTCCTCTAACCTCTTTTCTTTAATATTAACAACTACTCCAACTCCTTCATCTGTTGTTGCATACTGCTTATATATAGTCAAGTCTGTAACTTGGTTATCATCATAATACGCCAAACCGTTCAAGGCATCTAAGATGATTTTACTAACATTGTCAGCGTCTGGCTTAACAGTCGGAAACAACTCATTATTCTCAATCAATACCTTTTGTTTTTTGGGCATATTTTTCGGAATTTTAAAGTAGGCATATATTTCTACCTCTACTGGTGTTTTAGCTGGTATAGGCTCTTTATTGCCATACTTTTGTTTATAACAAGTTCTAACAAGCGTTTCATAATCTTTAGTTTCTTTGGGTGTGTATGTAACATTTCTACACACCCTAGGTCTGCCCTTACCAGTCGGCTTCCCTGGTATAAAGAAATTTATCATCTTTCTTCTCCTCTTTATCGTAATTTATTTTTATATTTAGCCTTTTCAAAAACTTGTTTCGTCTAGCAATGCAGGTATCACACAGATGCCTTTCTTTGCTTCTATAACAGCCATACGCTTTGTACTCTTTGCCACAGATGTCGCACTTTAGTTTCACCCTAACCATTCCTTTCCACGATAGTAACTATCATTAAAACTCTTTTGTATTTCAGTCTTGTAGTTTAATGCTGTGTTAAATATAATCCCTTGCATGTATCGCTTTGGATTTTTAACATCTTCGTCTATGCCAATCCTAGCTTGTTTTTTTATTAAATATTTTATACTGTCATCGTTTAATGTCAGAAGTTTGCTATACACATATTGCTTAGGGTATCGTCTGTTACCTATTGCAACAAGCGTGTCATTTGTAGCAAGCAAATCAATCATCAAGTTGATTAAATCGTCAATTACAGCCTTATCATCTTCACCGAAATCATCGTAGCATACAATTTTACGAATTCTGTTTTCGAACAATGTAAAATCAATATAGTCTTGTCTGTCAGTCTGTGTTGGAAATGGAGTCGGTGTCGGAGTATTATATATATTATTAGACTGATAAGACGGATAAGACTGTATATTATTAGCATTATTAACATTATTGTTATTATTACATTCTTCTTTAGCTGTTAGTTGGCTGTTATCTGTCTGTTGATTGCCTGTTAGTTGGCTGTTATTTTGCTTGTTATCTTCATTATCAAAATCTTGATACATAGCCCAATTTACTATAGTTATGAGCCTGTATTTATTTGTTGATTTGTCTGTTAAAAAACCTAACTTTTCAAATCTTTTTAAGGCTGTTCTAACTTTCTGTGTTGTTATCTCTTTTGAGTTACATTTGCTAACGAGTGAAGGAAGTGAAGTAATAAATTGCCCAGCTTGTAAGTCAAATATTTCTCCGTTATGCTCCCATTTCTTAGGTGCAAAGTTAGCCATACATAAAATTGTAACTAAAATAACTCTTTGTTCTAGCGTACTATTTAACCACAGAGGCTTGTCAATCAAATCCCTGTATAGTTTTAACCAGCCACCTCCTATATTTGACAAATAAACACCTCCTATACAAGGCAAGTAGCACACCTGCCTTGCACTTTATCATTTTAAAATGGTAATTCCTCATCGTCATCTACGATAGGGAAAAAATCACTATTATTGTTACTTTGTGCAGGACTTGAAGTAGTTGTTTGAGAACTATTCGTACTCACACTATTTACATTTTTGTTTTCACAGAATTCGAAATCTTCAACAACAACATCAGTAGAATATCTCTTCTGACCGTTATTATCCTGCCAATTGCTAACCTGTAATCTACCAGTGATAGCAATTCTATTTCCTTTATGGAAATACTGTCCTATATTTTCGCCACGCTTACCAAAGCATACACAGTTGATGAAATCAGCTGTTGCATCGCCTTCTTTACGTTTAGACGAGTATGGTCTTTCGACAGCTACAGAAAACCTGCAAACTGCCATTGGTTCATTACCTTGTGTCTGTCGCACATCAGGGTCACGAGCTAAGCGACCTAGTAATATTATTTTATTCATAAAAAACCTCCTAACTTTATTTCTACATTTCTATTAGCTATATAAACAATTTTCCCAGTAGCTTCTTGTACTTTCTGTTTAAACAATTTTTCATCGCTATTGTTATCAGATAAATGGAGTAACACTATATTTTCTACTTTGCTTAAATCGTTAACTTTTAAAGCATTTATACAAGTTTCTAAACTCAAATGTGAAGAAATAATGCGTTTTTTTAAGCTATCGTCTATATTGCTATTCTTTAAAATTTCTGCCGAATAGTTACACTCTATAAAAACATTATTCAAATTTTTAAATGTATTTGGTAAATAGTATGTATCTGTTGCAAAAAGTACAGTTCCACACTCTTTGTGATTAAGTAGAAACCCCAAAGGTTCTCTACAATCGTGTTTAGTATTAAAAGCAAGTATCTTCCATTCTCCGATAGAAAACATACTAAGTGGCTTTACAACATTTATAAAGACATTATTGTTTATACCTAATACATCGACTGTTCCTTGCGATGTATAACACTTTATTCCACAGCTTAAATATTCTTTTATAAACCCGCTATGGTCTTTGTGCTCGTGTGTAATAATGCAACCTAATATCTTGCTCATATTATAGTTAAGTGCTTTTTTTACTTCTGAAATACTAATACCTGCTTCAACTATAAGGCAGGTATTAGCTGTTTCAAACAGATAACAATTACCTTTACTACTGCTTCCTAGTATTTTTACTATCATAATTAATTAAAAGTTAGGGATTTCGCTAAACTGTGTATTCTCCTGCACAGTATCTTCGCTTACTTCCACTACTGGCTCTGTAGTTTGCTCTACTGTTTCAAAACCTATCTCTCCCGCGTTATTCGCTTCAGCTTTTATTTCTTCCTCGGCTGTGTTATATGTAGGACCTACATCTAAAACTTCATCTGAAGCAGGTATACCCATTAATAAATCGGCACAGTGCATTTTACCAAAGAAACTAACAGCTCTATACATAAGCATAATATCTGGCATAGTCTGCCACTTACTGCCATTCTTACTATACCAACCTTCTTTTTTGGCTATATCAATACTTATCACAGGACCTTTAACTATATTGCCGTCATGGTCTTTTGCCCATACATAACAACTCTGCTTGTCATTACTAAATTCATACTGTAAAGGTATTGCATATCGTCTACTCTGATTAATAAGTGCTGCAACAAACTTACTAGACCAACTTGGATTACCGTAGACAATGTAGATATTCTGCATTACCATAAACGGGCTCATTTTTGTTCGTTCTGCCATATCAACAGCTATAACACAATTACTTACATTGTTTTGAAACTGTTTCGGTACCATATCACTTTTAGAAAGTGAAGTTGCCATTCTAAGTGCTACATTAAACTTTTCTTCATTTGCAAAAATACCGCCCATATCTGGCACAATACTTTTACTTTCATTAACCTTTGCTATTTCATTCATATTAAACTGCCTCCTTATTTTTATTAATTACAAGTTTGTCATCTTCTGTTACTGTTAAATAAATTGTTTGACAATTTAAGTCAAGTGGTTTATTAACACTTTCTTTATTGTCTATAAATACAGGTACATAGGTACTATAGTGTTGTTGTAATGTATTTATAATATCTAAACCTGCGTTTATTTTTGCTCCATTGTTCAAGTTTCTGCTGTATGGCACACCGTCTACTAATGGTTCGCAACAATCTTCATACCCACCGTTTATCAACTCATTTCTGAATTTGAATTTTACATACTTAAATCTGCTGTTGATTTCTTTGTCAAGCAATGCTGTTTTCTTGTCGTTAAATATATTAATTATATTTTCATTCTTTTCTATATCAGCAACTGCCTGTATTTTTATTTGCATTTCATTTTCCAATTCAGTAATTCGTTCTCTTTGCTTTTTTGCACTATTTACTAATGCCAATTCTGCTTCAAAATCTGCAAGTTTATCATTAAGCAATTTTAAATCAGCTTCTTGCTGTGATGTATCTGGCTTATGTCCCTGTAAAACTTCATTACTTTTGTTTATCTTTGCTGTAAATTCACTATCATCAAACGCAGGCAATTCTTTATACTGCAATTCCTTATTTAATGCTTCTAAATCTTTTAACAATACATCAATTTGACCTTTTTTATCCTCAATAGATTTATTGTTGTATTCAATGCTTTCGTTAAGTTTTTTACCTCGTTCTGATAAGTTCTGTAAATTTTCTGAACGCTTCTTTAAAAATTCAGCCTTCTTCTGTTCCAAGTCATCATCTTCCCAAGGTCTACCACAGCAAGGGCAACAAGTATCTGTAAACTCTTGTTTATATGTACTTGTATATTCATCTCTTAACTTTTCAAGCATTTTATTTATTCCGGTAATTTCAGCAGAACTTTCAGAAATGTGCTTTTTCAAACCATCAATCTTTGTTTGTAGCTTGTCTTTTTCAAGTTGATTTTCATATTTCAGTTTCTTATTATAGTTTTCTACTTCGGCAAGTTTAGCATTGTATTCAGCTTTTGCTTGCTTCAATTCACTTTCAGCTAAACTTCTTTCACTTTCAGCTTTTTTTAATATTTCGTCACCGTTCTGAATATCAAAAATTTCATTTTGCAGGCAGTTAATCTTCGCCTTGACATTACTAATATCATTTTGAATTTCTGAAGCTTCTCTAGCGTCAAGAGCTGGCAAAGTTCTTTTAACTTCATCAATTCTTGTTGGATATTGCTCTAGTTCTTTGTTAATTTTCTTTTTAGTGTTAGCTAATTCTTTCGCCTTATCCTCAATACTCTTACCACTATCTAAAACCTGTACAACATAATCTAACTGCTCATTTTCTGCAAGTTCCTTATCTGTGCCTAAATTTGCAATAGAAGTTAAAACCTCTTTCTGTTCTTGCCATTTAAGGCTACAAAATTGTGTAGGATTTGTTATCAGCTTAAATAAATTTTCGTTTATCAAATCTGACACAATCTTTTGATACTCAGCCATTTTACAAGGAACATTGTCTACTTCGTAAAGAGTTTCATTACCAGTAAATGTTTCTTCTGTACTCCCTCTTTTTTTTGACCACTTTTCTCTTAATGTTCTCGTAAAAGTCTTTATATTTCCGTCAACTGATATTACAGCAGTAACACTATGCTCTACCCTTGGTATTTCATTGCCATTTTTATCAAGTGTCTTTACATCAAAATCTTTTTTTCCTAAACTGTCTTTGCCAAAAAGCACCCATAGAAACGCATCAAACAAACTTGTCTTACCTGTTGCATTAGCTCCTTTGATTTCATTTATGCCGTCTGTAAAATCAATTTTTAAATCCCTTATCCCTTTGAAATTTGTAAGTGATAAGTGTTTCAATACTATATCTACCATACTATTTATCTCCTTTCATTGACAAAACCAAATTATTGTTTTATACTCGAAGAGTAAATATTGTCCCAAACATATATTTACCCTTAACTAGTCCTCTGTTGCAGCAGAGGACTAGTTCTTTACTCCCACCTAACACATCTCCTTTTCATACGATTAGCTTCTTCCTTGCTGAGCACAACTACTTGTGTTCCAAATAAGCAAGTCTTTAATTTTGCAAATAAATTTTTCATATCTGTCCCACCTTCGCCTGATAATTGTTAATTCTTTTTAATACTTTTCTGTAAGTTCCATCTGCGTGACACTCTGCAAGACATCGCTCCACCTGACTTCTCTTAAAATTACACGCTTTAGCGACATACGCTACTGTATCGCACTCGTTTATATGTGCTATATACAGTACACATATATTCTCTCGAGTTTCTTGTAAAGCTAGTCTTTCCTCACTAAAAGTGCCCCCGTTGGGTATCTGCGTGTTAGGTTTAAGCCCTAATCGCTCACAGCGTTTAAATACCGAATTATATGTAATGCCTAAAACTTTTGCCATATCGGAAACCGATACTCCATAATAATCTAGCAATCTGAGCTTTTCGTCAGCCTCTTTCGTCCATTCCATTGTTATCACCTCCTTTTTAATAAATTCGCAGCTACAAATATAACTGCAATTAATACCATTACTGTCATTTGTAAACCTCCTTACACAGCTGTTTCGCTTAAAATCTCGCCTATATCTTGTCCATCATACTGTACTAAGAAAGCTTCAAGTGTACTTTTTCTGATTTTATACCTACCAAGCTTCATAGCCTTTAAAAGTCCAGCTTTTCTTAAATCATGCACCATATTTTCGTTTACACCAAGAATTGCTGCCACCTCTGGCACGGTAAATAATAGCCTTGGCAAAGGCTCTAACATTTTCTTTACTTCTTCCTTCATGTTTCCACCTCCATAGACAAGCTATTTTAAATTGTGTCTTTTCTTAAATGCAGATATGGCATATTTCTTTGCCTTGTCTGCATTTATATCGTCGTTGTAATGCTCTAAAAGATAATGCAATAAACCAAATGCAATCAAATAATATGAAATAGCTTTGTTTAATAAATATAAAACTAAAAATATTAAAAACAGCAATAGTAGCACTGTTCCACCTCCTAAGCCGATTCTGTTCGTGTTTCTGAACTAATTGAGCAAAAAAAATATTCTGGAATATCTTTTTCTTCTAATCCTAACAACTTAACAGCTCTGAAGATTTCTTTAGAATCAAACTCTAGTTGATTGTTTAATCTTTGACTTAAAGAAACCCTACCAATGCCTAAAGCACTTGCAAAATTATCTTGAGTATTAAATTTTTCTTTAATCCTACCTTTTAGTTTTCTGTAATCAAAAATTGGGTCACTCATTGTCTATCACCTCCTGTTCGTGTTTCTGAACTCATAATAACATTTATTCCTATAAAAGTCAACCACTTTTTTAAGTTTTCTGAACTTTTTTTAATTATTTTTAAAAAAATGTTGCATTTTCTGAACTTTTATGTTAATATAGTTTCAGGAGGTGAGATAATGGATTCTATTTCTGATAGGCTAAAGAAAGCATTAGAGATAAGAGATATGACACAAGCTGATTTGGTCAAAAAAACCGGCATCGGAAAATCTTCAATTTCAACATATTTAAGTGGTAGCTATGAACCAAAGCAAAAAAATACATATAAATTAGCTAAAGCTTTAAATGTAAATGAAGCTTGGTTAATGGGATACGATGTTGACATTGAAAGAAAAGACAATTCTGTGAATTTATCAAATAAAGAACTAAAATTAGTACAAAATTATAATTTATTAAATGATGTCGGCAAACTTGAAGCACAAAAAAGAATAGAAGAACTAACATTAATAGACATGTATTCAAATAAATCTAATAATAATGTCGACAATATAACATTGGTTGCTGCTAGAGGTGATAGTAACAAGGCTGTTGACATTAAAAAGTCTGATGTTGAAGATGATATGAAAAACTATATTCCACCTGATGATTTATAGTTTACATAATATTCCATTAATGGAATTAACCTACTAATGATATATTACTACTTCTTTTCTATACTGTTATAGGAAAGGAGTGGTAATATGTATCACGATTATAAGATAGCTAGAAATAAGGCTTGGGAAACTTTAATAAAATGTAATATAACAAGCCTACCAATCAATCTTGCTACTATAGCAAGATTAAACAACATCACTATACTAAAATATAGTGATAGCAAGCAAAATCTAACAGGAGATGGGTTTAGTCTTAATGTGAATAATGTGAATGTAATTTACTATAATGACAAAAAGCCTAAGGCTAGAATTAGATTCACTTTAGCCCACGAATTAGGTCATTGCCTGATAGGTCATTTAAAGTTTGGAAAAACATATAACAGGAATTCAGAAAAAGATTTTGACGGTATGGATATATTTGAAATGCAAGCTAATGTGTTTGCAAGAGATATATTAATGCCTGCTACTGTGCTACATAGCTTAGATATTAAATCTTTTGAAGATATTAGTAGAATATGTAATGTATCTGAACAATCAGCCAAAATACGATACGAAAGGCTATTAGAACTAGAAAAAAGGAATATGTTTAACAGACACCCTCTCGAAAGACAAGTATATAGACAATTTAATGAGTACATAAAAAGGCATTAGATAGTACCAGTACCTAATGCCTATGTAGAAGATTTTATAAAGCCTAACAATCCTCCAAAAATATTATAACAAATATGTATTATTTTGTCAAAAAATGTTACTTAAAAAATATATACAGCAATTCGACATTTTTCGACAAAAAATTATACTAAGGAGGGGCTTATTATGAGCAAAGATTTATTTAACAAATTAAACGAACTGTCACATCGCATTGATAAGTTAAAGGAACAAACCCAAACGGAGGAAGCTACAAAAATGTCTTTCATTATCCCGTTTTTTTCTACTTTAGGATATGATGTATTCAATCCTTGCGAATTTGTTCCGGAGTTTAATGCCGATGTTGGGATTAAACAAGGCGAAAAAGTTGATTATGCTATAATTAAAGATAATTGCCCTATTATACTAATTGAAGCAAAACATTGGAGAGAGAATTTAGATAACCACACAAATCAGTTATATAGATATTTTAGTGTAACTAATTCTAAATTTGGAATTTTAACCAATGGTATAGAATACAGATTTTATACTGATTTAGAAGAAGCTAACAAAATGGATACCCAGCCATTTTTAATTATCAATCTTGAAAATTTAAAAGAAAGCTCAGTTGCACAGTTAAAGAAATTCACAAAAGACACTTTTAATGTTGATGATATACTTACATCAGCAGAGGAATTGAAATATACAAATTCTATTTCGACTTATATAAACAAACTTTATAATGAACCTGATGAGGAGTTTGTAAGATTTGTGCTGAAAGAAGTATATTCAGGACAAAAAAATCAGAATGTAATCGAAAAATTTACACCTATTGTTAAAAAAGCATTTAATTTGGTTGTAAGTGAATTAATTAATGATAAATTAAAAACAGCTTTCGAGGAAAACGCTCCAAAAGTTGAAATTGCTGCTACATCAGAAACTGAAATGGCTCCAGAATTAGCTCCAGAAAAGGGCTCAAAAATCGTTACAACAGAAGAAGAATTACAGGCTTTCTATATTATAAGAGGTATTCTTTCTGAAATAACTGCTGTTCAAAATATTATTTATAAAGATACAGAAAGTTATTTTGGTATCTTGTTTACAAACAATGTTAGAAAATGGATTTGTAGACTTAAATTGAGCGATAATCGAAAATTACTTATTCTCCCTAACCCTGAAGATGTAAAGAGTGATATTAAATATACTTTAAATAATATTGATGACTTATATAATTTTAAAAATGAATTAAAGAGTTCTTGTAGTCGTTTCGTTTCAAAGGAGTAATTAAATGGGATTTAGATTTAGAAAAAGTTTTAAAATAGCTCCGGGAGTAAAGCTAAACATAAATAAAAAAAGTTTCGGCTTAACAATCGGTAAGCGTGGAGCACACTATACTATTAATTCAAAAGGTAAAAGAACTACATCTATAGGAATTCCTGGGACAGGTTTAAGCTATACAAGTACATGTGGTGGAAGAAAAAAGAAAAAGGTAAAAAAGAGCATGACAAAAAATTATACTTCCAAACAATATACTACTGTTAGCCAGAATACACCTAATATAACTCAATCCACTAAAGCTAGTTTAAGTCCTGAAACGAAAACTTTATATCATTATATTTATCTAATCGCTGGTATTTTTCTAATAATATGGGGATTATTAAAAGCTATATTTACCCCGGGATTTATTCTTTTTGCACTAATTGGACTCTATTTAGTTAAGAAAAGCCGTCAATATACAAATGGTATAGAACAAGACAACACAATGCAAGAAGAAAATAAACAATCAAAAAATATCAATATTTTAGACGGAGCTCAAAATATGAACGAAGTTAACCATATACTTAATATACCTGCATATATTAGGCAATTAGAAGAAACTATCACTTTAATACAAAATTCCAAAAATGCAGATACAGTTGTTTCAAGACTACAGTTTTTGGAATCTCTTCGTGATAAACTAAAAGCCACACCATACAGCGAACTTGATAATGTTATAAATAGCATAAATAAAGTTCTGGATAATAAAATAGGTTTGATTAATATGGCAATACAACGAAACCTTGATAGCGAGCTTGAAAAAATAAGGGAATTAAAAACCGAAAAAGGTAGATTGAATAGATTAAGTCGTTTCTTTGAAGCGATGAGAACTATTGAAAATCTTCCACCTGAAAATATTAGTTTTATTGAACAATTAGAACAAAATACACAAATTAATTAAAGCAACAAAAAAAGCCCCCTGTTGGTAGCAGGAGGCAAAAACTAACCTATCAAGGCAAGTGCCAAGATATAATCAGCCCGAACAACTGTATTATATCACATAAAACACCTGCCTTGCAAGGTGTTATTTTTATACC